AAAAGGAAATTAGAAAGCTTCGACTACGCCACCTTGAGCGACGGTAGATTCTATGGTGGGTGCATGTATTTCGGAGCGCACACGGGTCGCTTCTCCGGGTCAGGGGGAAACCTCAACCTACAAAACCTCCCTCGCGGAGATATGTTTGGGGCGAACCTCCGCCACCTCATAGCACCGAAGAAAGGACGCAAGCTGGTTGTCGCTGATCTATCTCAAATCGAAGTCCGGACGTTGTGTTGGCTGTCGCAGGATTTCCCCGCTCTCGAAGAGATCAGGGTGGCTACTGACATATACGAAGTATTCGCACGCCGATTCGGGGTATGGGACGGGGAAGATGGAACCTTTGGTAAAGAAGAGCCTGATCTTAGACACCGGGTGAAGACGATGGTTCTCGGGTGCGGTTACGGTGTGGGGGCTAAAAGGTTTGCATCCATTGCGGATATGACCGTCAAGCAAGCGACAGACCGTGTGAACCTATACCGCACTTCGATGACTAAGGTGGTCGCCTTGTGGAACTTCCTGAACCGCAGGATTCACGTATGCTACTCTCAGCTCCTCCCTTTTTCTTTCACTCTGCCCTCGGGGAGGGAGATGCAGTATGGCTCAGTAAAGGTAGCCCTCCTGAACGGAAGGAGACAACACATGGTCATGGTGACGAAAGGAGCCAAGAAGATACCTATGAAGGTGTGGGGCGGGCTACTTGCCGAAAATCTATCGCAGGCATTAGCCCGCGATATCTTTGCCCACATCATGACCCGGCTGCACAACAAAGGGCATGAGATCATACTCCATGTGCATGACGAGGTTGTAATCGAATGTGACGAAGAAAAGGCTGAAGAAGTCTTGAAGGAGGTGTTAACTGTTATGTCCGACCCGCCACCGTGGATTCCGGATATCCCGCTTGCCGCCGAAGGAAAAATATTAAACAAATACGAAAAATAAATGCAATACAGATACCTGAAAAACCTAAAAGAAAAGAAAGTAAGTTTATTTACAGACCCCGCTACCTTAACCCACACCAAACCATCGTTCGCATCGAAAGCGGCATTTCGGGACTGGTGCTCGGACAGCACAACAGATCACGTATTTTACTCGACGATAGAAGGAGACAACGCCTCCTTAAGGATATCGACCGACAATCCTCCCCACGCTATTTGGGGTATAGTGGGAGATTACGATTCCTCAGTAGACTGGACGATTGTGGATAAACTTATAAAGGCCCAGTGCCGGGGGCATATGCCTACATGGAGATCACAAACAGAGTCCGGCTACATCCGTCTTGTCTGGGAGTTTGAATCCAAACTGCCTATCGACCCGGATATGTTTGGGGCTTTCATGAAGCGACTAGCCTCCTCCTTGAACATGGAGCGGGTGTTCGCGGGATTCGACTCCGCATCCCTCCGCTCAAACCAATACTTCGAGCTGGGCAAGGACTGGGAAAAAATAGGAGACCCCTTGCCGGAATCATTTTACCGGACCGCACTACTCAAGGCAGCGATGGACAAGCCCCCTCAGGCATCTGAAACCTCCATACCTATTGACGTAGTAGCCTCCGAAATTGAGAAGAAATACCCCGGACGCTGGGACGGGGAGTTTACCATTGGAGCCCGTGGCCCTCTATTTTGGATAGACGACGGAATAGACCGGGAAGGGTGTCAGGTGGGGGACGATGGAATCATCTGCTACAGTGACAGGGCAGGGAAGGGATTCGTAACATGGAGGGAGATACTGGGCAAAAAGTTCGTCGAGGATTACGAAAACAAGAAACTAGGCGACCTACTTGACCATTACTGGTTCAATGGGAAGAGTTTTTTCAAACTGGTCTACGGATCGGCAGTGGCGATTCCGAAGGAGCAGTTAATCCTTGAGCTTCGTCGAGCCGGGTATTCCCCTAGAAGCAAGAAAGGTCAACCCCTCTCTGAGGTTGAAGCGGCTATACTTACAATCTCCAACGATAACCGCATTGACGAGATAGCCCCCGTTGTTTTTTCAAAGGATAGGATCGTTACATACAACTCACACCGCATCCTTAACAATGCTAACATATCGCCTGTGGAGCCAGCCGACGACGGTGACCCTGCGTTATGGCCTTTCCTGCATGACTGGCTTAGCCAGCTGTTTATTAATGATGGGCGTCCTACTGTTGAATACTTTTTTGCATGGATGAAAAGATTTTATAACGCCGTCTTGGAGAAGACGGACGACCAAGGGCAAGCACTCATTCTTGTTGGCCCCACCAATAAGGGTAAATCACTTTTATCCAATCGGGTTATCAGTGCCATGGTCGGGGGGTTTGCCGACGCCTCCGACTACCTAAGTGGGCAGACCCACTTTAACAAAGACTTGGCAGGAAAAGCATCGTGGGTCATTGACGATACAACATCTGCTGCTTCCTTTCAAGACCAGCGGAGGGCAAACGAGCTTATTAAGAAGACCGTAGCAAACCCCCGAATTGAGTATCATGCGAAGTATGTAGATGCCGTGTCCGTCCCATGGACAGGTCGAATTATCTTCAGCGTCAACGAGGACGCCAACAGCCTGTCTGTCATCCCCAGCTTGGACTCAAGCAACCGGGACAAGCTAATGGCTCTCCGGGTTAGTAACGACGCGACGAGCAGCTTCCCGCCCAATACGGTCGTCGAGCAAATAATTGAAGAGGAACTGCCCCACTTCGGACGCTACCTGCTGGATTGGGGGGTTCCCCAAGAGATTGAGGGGCTCAACCGTTTTGGCGTTGTAAGTTATATTGACCAAACCATAGCTACCGCTGCCTACGACAACTCAAGCAGAAGTGCCGTAGCCGAACTAGTCGAGTTCTTCGTTAAGAGAGCCCGCGAGGGGGGCATGGCAGGACTCTGGAGGGGGACGCTAACTGACTTTCAAGTCAGTCTACACGAGTTCAACGCGGGGAACACGGTTGGGATGTCCCGTAACCTTGAGTTCGTGAGGAGGGGTATGCTTGTCATGGAGGACTCCAGCAACAGCAACAAGAACCTCCGCCCCATCAAATCAACAGATACGGGTAGTGGGAAAGTGTGGGAGATATCCCTTGATACTACGTATGACATAGGGCAAAGCATAAGCACACCGGAACCCGTAGAGAAATGACAAGAGAAGACATAGAGGCTTTCATAGAGGAAACAACTGAGGAAAACATTCTACTCGCTGATGGGCTGGACGAAGCCTTTGTGGGCATAGCTACAGAAGAAGATATCCCGCGAGCTGTCTACTCTATAGAGAAATCCATATTAGCCCTAACTAAAGAGGGCATGACGCACGAAGAAGCCGATGAATACTTTTGGTTTAACACCGCCGGGGCTTATGTGGGGGAGCAAACCCCTATATGGATTAACACGCCCGAATAGTCTTGAAATCCTTAGGTGGGCTCAGCTCGCTGATCGCTATATTGAGCCCCGACAATTTGTAAGTGTATCCTCCGGGGCTGGTTTCGCCCCCCATAACAAATTGGGCTTCATCCAAAAAAGTAGGGGCTGGTAGCCAGCCCACAAGATACACTCGCTGGAAATCCTTACGGACACGAGTGAAGAAGAAAATATCTGCCTCCGGAACCATGCCGGGTCTTCCATTTACAAACGCATTATAGTGGGGTTCGGGGGCGGTGCTGCACACTTTGGATTTCACCTCGACCCGGTAGCGGCGGTAGGTGACATCGTAGGTATATACTTTGTCTCCAACATACTTACTGCGGGGCAGGTATTTATTAACAGCTACTTCCCCGAGAAACCCCGCCATCCTGTGCATGGGGGAGGAACCGGGTATAATGCCGAGTTTACAGGAACGAGTGTGGGCTAAAGTGACATCTTCGCTGGATGGGGTGAACACAACAAAGTCCTTGCGTGTCTTGAACCGCTTTGGCTTTCGGCGGCTCATACCAACAAACTAAAACGTGACTCGTTTAACTATCACATCCCACGCGGGGAAGAAAATCTCCTCCATGCACCGGACAACCGCTTCCTGCTCATAGCGTTCCGAAAACCCCACACCGCTCAATAGCAAAGATGCCTCCATCACCTCATGCCTCAAGGTTTCCAAGGCAACCGTGTCATCCAAACCAGTGTTAATCTGAATCAGCTTATCGTCATGGAAGTATTCCCCAAACGTGTCGCTGTCTGCCCCCTTAAATGGTTTGACTACTAAACGGATACGCCGTCCAGCAATGCTCACTGTCTTGGGAAACTTCATTGGTGCTCACCATCGACTGGCTAGTTCGGTGTATAGCATCACTCCGCTGGCTATGGAAGAAGCTACGCCCTCCTTATGTTTAGTGGCTATATCCCAATCATCCTTATTGGACCCGAAGAAGGGCTCAGCAATAACGGCAGGGCAATGAGTCAATCGGAGGAAGGCGGCTCCTCTGCTGCCTTTCCCCCTTGCCTTGATGCCCCGACTGGTAAATAA